CCGCCATGGCGGACACCATCAGCCCCACACTCCCCCGATAGATACGGTCCAGGAAGGAGCAGACCTCCGACTTTGCTGCCTCCTCCCGCCGCACACATGGGTGATACTGCGTGTCCCGGCCCACGGGTGTGCTGCGGACCAGTCCCTTGGCCTCCATCTGCTCCAGAGTGGTGATGGTGGTGCTCTTGGCCCAGCCTGCCCGCTGGGAGAGATCGGTGGCCAGCTGCATCACTGTCTGAGGCGCATACGCCCACAGACAATCCATCACATACCATTCGCTCTGAGTTAGACAGACTTCTTTCCGCACCACCATCCTGTAGACCCTCCTTTTGTCTATTGTATAGACTGATTATAGTAAGGAGGGTAATAAAGTGCTAAGTAAAATACATGATACCCCTCCGCTTATTTCTATTTTTTAATTATACCACAAATAAAGGAGTTATGTCGAATTATTCATGTGCGTTCCAAGGTATAGCTAAAAAGCAAGTGTACTTTTTGTTTAGTACACTTGCTTTTCGCAACCTTGTTTGTCAATCGTCAAGTTAATGATAATTTCTACTTCCTTATCACTATAAAGTCAGGCTTTTGGAGCTTTTTCTTTGCAAAGGACGGTTAAAATCGATATTTTGAAATTTTAAAGAGGTATAGGAGAACCACCCAACCGGCCCTCTGAGCCGCGCCGCTTTTTTGCGCAGACGGGACAGCCGCTTCCGCAAAACCTGTTGTCGGGGGATGCTTGCCACGCATGGCCGCAGACGCTGCATTTCCACCATACTTTTTTGTTGGACCGCGCAGAACAATCTTGCGGTGTTTTGGTGTTCTTCCCATAATTCCATTCCCCAAGCAGGTCAGGCCGTGCTTCCGCGACGCTGCCCAACCTTTTGGAGCGATCCGCACAATAGGGACAGTTATGTCCTCTCCGGCTCCGGTTGGAAACAGAGGCTTTCCATTCATGCCCCTTCTCACATTGCCACCAAACATTCCTTCCGCTTCCCGGCGTCACATCCCGAGGTGTCAGCCCCTTATTTCTCTCCGGGTGCCACTGGGCGGCAATGGCAGGGTAACAGGTCTGCAAACAATATTCCTTGCTTGGGCGATGGCCTGAGCAATATGGGCAGCCATCCCCGCGGATCCGCTTGTTGATGGTACTCTGCCAAACATGCCCCTTTTCACATTGCCACCAAATCTTTCTCCCGGACTGCGCAGAAACCTGATCCGGTGTCAGCAACGCGTTTTTTGAGCCGTCCCACTGGGCGGCGAGCTCCGGATGAGTCACAGACAGGCGCAGGTGCGGGTAGCACTTGAGGTATTGGCCACGGGGAATCCCCTCCCCTTTCCGCTGACGATCTTTGATGCTCGCCTGCCACACGAACTCCCCGCGCCGCCACCAATACTTTTTGCCGGAGCAATAGAGCACTTGATCCGGTGTCAGTGGAAAATTGAGTTTGTGGTCCCACTCCCGTGCCAGCTCCGGATACCGCGCAAGCAGGGAATTGTCCCCGCAAACAGCCCGGTCATTGCAATAGGGGCAACGCTTTAAAGGTACCAGCTTGTTGAGATGGCTGGGATCACATTGCCACTCATGACCTTTTTCGCATTTCCACCAAAATTTTTTATTTGATTGACACGCTATCTCACTGGGCATAACCGGCAAATTTTTTGTGGGGTGCCAGATCTGAACAAGCGCAGGATCCATCGGCCGCATTGGGCCGCATCGCGTCACGGTCCTCGGATGACATATGGGGCATCTGCTTTCGCGGGGATTGGTGCGGGAACAGATGGCTGCCTTCCAAACATGTCCTTCTGAACATGCCCAGTATACTTCTTTTTCAGAGCCGGGAACTACATCATAAGGCGTCAGGGGGAAATTCAACTCGGGATGCCATTGAGCGGCAATTTCCGGCCGGAGTACTGCCAGGCAGTTTTTCTCATATGCCCGGAGATTGGCACAGAAAGGGCAATTTGATTTATGTTTCGTTCGATTGGAAATCGTTGCTTGATACTCCTGCTGACACTTTGGGCAGTGCCACCAAACTTTTCGAGGCGAGCCGCTGAATACAGTATCAGGCTTGTCAGTATTGCGGGCGCTCCACTCCCTCGCAATCTCTGGATATTCTACCGCCAGGGTGCGTTTCTTTCGCTCATGAAAATACATTTGGTTGATTGCATATTGATCCCGCCGGTGGTGAAAATCAAGCGGCGGCAAATCAAGATAGGAAAATACAGCAGCGATCATTTGGTCAAGATACCGGTCTCGCTCGTCAAACCTGTACAGAATTTCCGCCTTTTGAATCACAATCGGCCCAGCCAGTTCCCTGCTGTCACAGATGCGAAGCACCTGATACCCCGCCTCCCGCAGAGCGCGGTCTTTCCGTTCCGCCCTCTTTCTGGCTGCCAAACTGCTGTGGTAATAATACCCATCATGTTCCAGCACCAATTCGCGTTCAGGCAGAAAAATATCCATTTTATATTTTCGGAATGGCTCCTCACAGGTGCAGCTCGGGCAGGCCTGCCGCAAATAATAGAATAATGCGCGCGCGGGATAGGACATTTTAAAGTCCTTTGCACATTGGGGACAGCCTCGTCCCAACGACGTCCGATTGGAGATTCTTGCCAACCATTTGTGCGAGGGATTATACATGCATTTCCACCAAGCTTTTTGGTTGCTGTGCGGTAAAAAATCTTCCGGCTTTTGCCCGCTGTTTAATACATAGTCCCACTCCACGGCAATTTCCGGATATTTTTCAGCCAGATTATAGGTTGTGGACACACGCTCTCCGGAGCAGTAGGGGCACACCGGGGCTCCTGATTTTCGTGCTTTCTCTGCTGTTTCAGCGCGATCACAGATTATGGCCTTCCACCGATGGTTTTTTGCACAGTGCCAATAGACGTTTTGATTTGAATGGGGCAAACAGCTTTCCGGCGGGAATGGGTTTTTTTCGCTGTCCCATTCATCCTTCAATTCCGGGTACTCCGTCGCCAGATTGTAAAACGGGCTGGGTTTTCGGTGTTCGCAGAAGGGACAGGTTTGGACCACCGGATGCCTTGTGGCATGATTCAACGTGCGCTGCCATGACAGCCCACAGACATGGCAGCGGAACCTCACACGCTTTCCGGCGGAAAATCCGATTTCTTCAGGAGCGCACGGGTTGTTCCCTTCCTGATAAAAATGGAGCAGCAGATAGGCGTGATTTTGGATGCACCAGTCTCGAAAGCTCATTTTAGGCTTCATTCAATTTGCTCCTTCATCTAATCTGATTGAATACGGGCTTCTTTTCGCCGCTAAACCGCGCCCTTAGATCACAACAGTTTGTTGAAAAAGGGAGTTTATTTGCGTATGCGCTACAATCCGATTTATTGTCTCAGAAGAAACCTTATATTGGCTTGCGTAGGCCTCCTCACAAAATAGTTTATATTCCGACATGCCTCTTCTATTTTCTAGAACCATTTTAACGAATAGACCGCAGCAGGTCAAGGCAGAGTGAAGCCGCCCCCGGACGGTGAAGCCCAAAAAGAAAGACATGACCTGTTGGTCATGTCTTTCTTTTTGGTACGGCCGAAGGGACTCGAACCCCCAACATTCAGAACCGGAAGCAGTATATCATAAAACCATATAACCCTTGTGGCTCTAAGAGATTTCTTTATGCCTTCTCTCGATTTCCACCACCATTTCCACCACTTGTTGATTTGGTCCCATCCAATAAGGCGATACCATTATGGAGTGTTGAACTGTCTCTGTGGGTGTAAATATTGGCGGTCATCTGAATGTCAGAGTGTCCCATGAGCTCTTTTGCCACATTGAGCGGGACACCAGCTTTTTGCAAATCGGTGCAAAAAGTGTGACGCAGACAATATGGGGTGAGATCTGGAGCTACCACAGATTCTACGATTCGATTTCGCTCGGTCTTTGCGCCTAAGTATAAGTCCAATTCTCTTTTGAAGCCAGTCCAAAGACGGCGCAGGCTGTTCTCATTCTGAAAGTTCCCGGCCCCGGTTGGGAATACAGGAGCGAAGGAATTTTTCTTGGCGTTCTGAAGCCTCCAAAGAAGGTCTGAATGGATCGGTATGTCCCGGACGCCGGAATCCGTCTTTGGACCTTTGATAGCCTGAGAGCCGCTTTCTTTTGCCGCGTGGACATGGATCTCATTATTTACAAAATCTACATCAGCCCAAGTAAGTGCTGCCGTCTCCCCAGGACGCATGCCGGTATAGAGTAGGGTAAGAACCCACAGTCCAGCCCGGTGATGCTCAGCTACAGCGAGAATAGCCGCTCTCTCTTCCTCCGTTATAGAGCGCCGCTGGTGCGTCTGAACATGGGGCAACTCTAGGAGCTCAGCTGGATCATATGGAATAAGGCGTGACTGTCTGGCCCTCTTAAACATTTCCTGCATGACCATTCGCAGCTTCTTTACATGGGATGCGGATCTCCCCGCCTGCCCATTTAAAATCCGCTGAAGGTGTACGTCCTTCACATCCTTGAGCTTCATGGAGCCGATGGCAGGCTTGATATAGCCATTGAATTTTTCATCGTACATACCAAGGGATTTCTTGGTCAGCCCTTTTGGGTCCTTATAGGTCGCTTTCCACTGCTTATACCATGCAGTCACAGTCATCGACCCGCCAATGGCTTCTTCCCCACGTTTGGCTGCTGCCAGCTTTTCCGCCAGCTTGGTCATGGCCTCAAGCTCTGTTTTCCCTGTTGCCTCGTACTTCTTTCCATTGTACCGGGCGGTCTTTCTGATATATTCGCCCATTGACAACGCCTCCCATTCTGATAAAATAGAAGGGCAGATTGCCGATCATAGCTTCTGCCCCCTTCCCTGCCCGGTGTTGGTAGCGCCGGGTGGGGATTTTTATTCGTCCACGGGTAATTTTCCTGATTTACCCATCAATTTCTTTTCATCAGCTTTGACTCTGCGCTCGACTTTCTTTATGTCTTCATCTGGGGGAAGCTCCTCTGGAGTAATTCCACGCTCCTGAAGCATAGAGCGAACACTCTGATTATTTTGAACGTGCTCTTGAGTTATTGGCTCTTCTCCCTGTAAATTATTTTCCTCGATATTTAGATTGGTCATTTCTGTGGCAAGACCTTTGGCGGCAATCGTTACTGGAGGCAAACGGTCTGCCAGCGGTCCGTACTTGATACCATACCTTCTCTTCATATCATCAGTTGTATATCCACCAAATAATGCTTGGTCTCCTTTTGAACGAATACGCCCAAAGCCTCGCTCGTCTACTCCACGTTCGTATATATTTTGGGATAGTCGCTTCTCCGCTGTTTTTAACTGCTCCCGAAGTTGTAGCCGATTCAAGTCTGAAAGTCTCTGCTCTATGATTTCTTGCTTGCGGGTTTGGACCGCAAAATAGGTCTGTGCAAAAGCAATTTCATTTTTCCGTGGATTTCCGTTTTGTGCTATGAGATAGCAAGCATAGCGGGTCAGCATAATATCCCCGATTTCTTTTGTCCCGCCGTTCGGCATAGGAGATGTTTTGTTGATATCAACAAAACATTCTTCTAGTGGAATACCGCTGTTACTGCAAGCAATTTTAGCTTTTTCAATTACAGTAGAGAAGTTACGCCATTCTGCGTATTCCAGAACACGCTGTAATTCTCTCGCATACCAGAACTCCACTCCATCTTCTGTTGTATGTACAATTTCATCAAAACTTAGCTTTAGTTTACTGATTTGATTTTTGTCCATCTTATCTGTCCTTTCATCTATATACCCCCTGCCGAAATAGAAGATCGATTTTATTCTATTTGTTTTATTTTCTTACATAATTTCAAATAATACCAGAGTAAGTTCAGGAAAAAGTTTGATTTGAAGCGGCCGAAAAGATTTTGTCAAAGGATATTTTTCTTTCCCGTTCAGTGTTTCAGCACTGGGCGGGGATCTTATTTACCCCTCCCTCTCCTCGCCTCTCTCCTGTCCAGCTCTGCGTTGATCTGCTTAGTCTGCTGGATGATATGCCGCAGCCCCTCCTCTGACATTCCCTTCCGGTGCGCCTGGGCGTACATCAGAAACGCACGAGCTTCAGCGCAGAACGAGTCATCGTCCAGGGACTTGATGCGCTCTACCGTCCATGAGGTGATGTGCTTGTTTTGGGGGTGGTTCATAGACATCTTCACTCGAGCCCAAACTGCGCTTTAGCCGAAACCTTTCCGCCCTGGAAAGTAATATTGGCGTTAGCTCCCAAGCTACCCTCACCGTCCCAGTAGTAGACCGCAGTGTAGTATTCATCCCCCAAACCAACATCAACTTCAGATAGGACGGTCCCCCTGGAACCTACAATATCAAAAACTTCTTGATAGGACATTCCCGTCTGAATCGCCTCAAACTCCTCAAGGCTGATTGTGGGGGGATTGTCTGTGGCACTGGCATACTCGCCTCCAAAAGCGTCATATCCGATTTTCCCATTCATGACAGTTAGGAGGTTGTTTTCCTCGGAATCAATGAAATATAGGATCGCCGTCTGGATGTCAAACTCTGCCATACTGGACTGAAGATCAGAGCAAGCCTGCTGCAAAGTTGATTGTATAGTAGCCCAATCCTCCGGCGCACTGTCAGACGCCGAATAGGGAGACATTATCTCAACCTCTATTTTCGTTCCGTTGATGGATGTAGAATAGATATCTTCCCCGGAGTAATAAGCAGAAAGGCAATCAATGGCAGACTGTTCAGCCAAATCTTCTTCGGATGGAGTGCTTGTACTGCTAGAAGATGCCGATGCGGGAGCGGGCTCTTGAGAAACGTCAGGTGAAGAAACGGAGGATGTCCCGCCCCCTGGTGCGCAGGAAGTGAGAAGAGCAAGCACAGACACAATACAAACTAGCTTGATTTTCATTTTTCTCTCTCCTAACATACAAAATGTCCAATTTTTTGGACTTTCTGGAAGGCGCTAATGGAAAAAATCTGCACTAAAATTTATGTAAAATATGTATTGCAAAACTAGAACATAAGTTCTATAATTGAGCCATGCAAAAAAGATGACGGGAGGGCACTTCATGGAACAAAAGAACGAGAATGTAGATATACTCAAAAAAGAAATAGAACTTGTCCTAGATAGAAACAAAGATGAAAATTATTTAAAATCCCTGCTTACACGAGCCCTCATCCTTGAAAAGATATATAAGAAGTGATTAAAAGGCTCCGGGAAACCGGGGCCTTATTTTTTTGTAAAGCCGTCTATCAGTTTTCTGATGGCGGCTTTTTCTTCATCCTCCATAAACCAATATGCCTTGATGATCCGCTTGATGAGCTCATCGTCTGACATATGAATCTGTTCCATAACCTCAAGGAACTCTTCATCCTCATCTCGCTGAATATGAGGTTCACCTTCTCCAGTTCGCAGCCATAGTTCGGAAATATTAAACTCACGGCAAATATCGGCAATAGTGCGGTCGCTGGGCATTTTTGCGCCAGAACACAACTGAGAAATAAATGCTTGAGAAACATTTAGTTTTTCAGAAAATGCAGTTTTTGTGAGTTTGCTGTCCTTTACACACCACGCAATTCGATCATTGATGGTCTCCACTTTTTACACCTCCTGTCTGATACATATTAAATCACAAAGATAAAAAGAAGTCAAGAAAAAATTTAACTGAGTTATAAAAATGACTTGACATTCTAGCTAAGTTATGTTATTTTATAACCGAGCTAGAAAACTAAGTGTAGGAGGTGAACCAATGAGCATAAACCTTGATAGAGTGTCAGACGCCCAGACTGTGGCCGAGAAGTTGACCGGACTACCCAAAGAAGCCCTCCTTTATATCGCTGGATATGCGGAGGGGTGCCGGGACAAACCCACCCGGAAGCGAAGGAAAGCGGAGAAGACCAACGGAGAAAAAGAGGCCCGCCCCTGACGGGGCGGGGATGAAAAGGGGGTGAACCGCTTGAACAAATTAGTAAGCACCGAAGATGGTGTTTTTCTGAACGGAGTAAGGCTGAATTTTGTAACTCAATTAGATGTCAAAAATATCAGCCCCGATGGAGTGATGGAAGCAGTCATTCACATCGAAGTCCATGAGGCTGATATTCAGCACAAGGTTACATGAATGGGATCGCACCTTTAATCTTTCCAAGCCAGTCCAAAACCTGGGAAATTCCGTTTGGAAATCGACTTTCCATGTAGACAATAGCTTGATCTGTTAGAGAGAATCCACCATACAGATAGGAACGAACAAACCCAGCAGCTTTTAGTTCGCGAAGTGTGTCTCGCACATCATCTCTGGAAAACTCATCAGTTAGAGACTTCGGCCAATCTGTTGTTTCTGCATACGCTTTTGCAGATGCTTTTGAAACACCGTGCTCCCGCCTAAATAGATAATCCTCATAAATCAAGCAAATCAACTTGTCTGCATCTTTTGTAAGTTTTACTTCCATAATCTCACCTCCCTCCTAACCGCTTATATTTTATCACGGCATAGGAAGGAGGACAACCAAAACGCCGTATCCGCGGCAGAAAGGAGGAGCCATGCAAAGAAAAGAGACCCAGAGAACAGAAAGCGCGCTGGGAAAAGAGATCGCTGAAAAGCGTCGGCTGCTGTATGAGAGGCACGGTGGGATCATGTCCCCCGTAGACGTTGCTCGAGAGATGGGCTACTGTTCAAGGGCATCCATTGGTGACCGATGGGCCCAGGAGCACGATGTTCCAGCGGTCCGAATGGGCCCGAGAAAACGGGGCTACGAAACAGATCTTGTGGCTAAGGCAATCGTACAGAGCCGCGGGATGGTATAAGGATGCCCCCACCCGTGGTTGCACACGGGAAATGGAAACTAGGAGGATGATATGTTACCAATTGTTTCAACATTTATGGTAGTGGCATCAATATTCTTTTTATTCTTTTGGTTTTTCATTTTTAGAAAATAGGAGGAAAACATGAAGAAAGTCTTTGCGGTTGTGGGCGCTGTAATCTGCGCTATTATCTGTGCGATATTTATGATCCTGTGTATTGAGCGTGTTTCCGTTGGCAATGTCGGGGTGGTTTACAGTGCGAATGGTGTAGAGGAGGAAACGTTGTCCCAAGGCTGGCACTTCCTGAGCCCCTTCAAATCGGTCAAGCAGTTCCCTATTTCTCAGCAGCAGCTTGTCCTGAGCAACGATCCAGCTGACTACAACAAAGATGAACACCAAGATTGGTCCATTGATGCGCCGGCCAATGGCGGGATGGTTAAGATCAATATGACAGTTAATTACAACTTCATCCCAGACCGAGTCGTTGATACCTATAAGCAGTTCAATGGAATGTCCGGCGAAACAATCGTAGAGAGCCGGGTCCAAAACAGCATTATCGCTTACGTGAAAGAGGTCACTCCTCGCTTCTCCGTTATGGATATTTACAGCGACAAGAAAAGCGAAGTGAATGATGCAATCACTACATATCTCAACGAGCGTTTGACCGAGGAATATGGAATCAATGTTTCCAGTGCTCTGGTGATTGATGTGGAGCTGGACGCCGCTCTACAGCAGAAGGTCCAAGCGAAAGAGCAGGCTAAGCAGGACGCAGAAATCGCAGAATTAGAGAAACAGACAGCCAAAGCCCAGGCAGAAACTGACAAGGTAGTGGCTGAATCTGAGGCGCAAGTCAAGGTAATCGAGGCTCAGGCCGAGGCTGACGCAAACCAAATTATTGCTCAGTCCATTACACCGGAGCTAATTCAGATGAAAGAGGCTGAAGCTCGATTGAAACATGGATGGGTTGAGGTGCAAGGCGCTGATACCGTAGTAACCAATCAGAACTAAATAAAAATGCCCCGCCAGGCGTGCGGACACCTGACGAGGCTGGCAAACCTAACTGAGTAGGCAATTAGGCTTGATGGATATATGATACTAGAACATTCGTTCTCTGTCAAGCCGGAAAGGAAAAAATATGGCAGAGAAAGAGACAAAAATTGGACGCCTCAGCTCCATTAAGGAGCTCGGAGAGCTTGGCGGTGATGTCAAAGCACAAGTAGATTGGCTAACCACTCAAGTTTATGGATTTACGATGGAAGAGTTTATCCGTCAGAACTGGAGGCGAGACGATGACGCCGAATGAGGTCATCCGCCGCATCACCCAGCGAGCTATGGAGCGGCACCGGCTATCACAAAGGGGCCTTGCCCATGAGATCGGCTGTGGCGATGGCTCTATCGCAAAGCTCCTGGACGAGCAGGAGGTGCGCCTCACTCAGGAGCAGTGGTTTTATTTGATGACGTTGGGAGGGAAGCAGCTTGCGTGATTGGATGCTCGTGGGCGCATACGCCTGTATCATCGTGGCAATGGCGCTGATAATTTGGGACATATGGGATAGGAGAAGGAAGAAATGAAGAAATATGAGCTTACCTCTGAGACGAAAATCGTTTTTGGACACATCTTATATCGCATCAAGGCGCTTTCCTCGTTTGGCTATGTTTCCGCTGGAGATTTAGGAGGTTTTTTGGAAAGCGAGAAAAACCTAAGCCAAAATGGAAACGCCTGGGTGTCCGGCAGCGCCGAGGTGTCCGGCAGCGCCGAGGTGTACGGCAACGCAGAGGTGTACGGCAACGCCAGGGTGTCCGGCAGCGCCGAGGTGTCCGGCAACGCAGAGGTGTACGGCAACGCAGAGGTGTCCGGCAGCGCCGAGGTGTCAAAAATTGGTTCTATATTTTGGATCGGGGCTGTTGGCTCTCGAAACGATACAGCAACATTTTTCCGGTGTACGGATGGAGTTGTTCGGGTTACCTGCGGCTGCTTCTTTGGAAATCTTGATGAGTTTGCGAAGAAGGTCCGTAAGACTCATGGGGATAACGACCATGCAAAGGTCTATATGTTGGCTATTGACATGGCAAAAATCCGTATTAGCACTGAAAAGGAGAAAACAGAAGAATGAGAACACGAGAAGAGCGCCGCCAGAGGGCCCGAGAGGTCCGGTGGATGATCGGAGTAGGAGCAATGCTCTGCTTGACCTTCTGGGGCGGTATGGCATTTGCCTTTTGGGTCATGGGGAAATAAACGGAGGAAGAGAGCATGCGAGAGATCAAGATTTTGACACTGAGCCTCAGAAATTTTAAGGGGTGTGAAGCGCTGACACTAGAGTTTGATGGACAGTCCGCTTCCATTTACGGGGACAACGCCACAGGGAAGACCACAATTTATGACGCATTGACTTGGCTTTTGTTTGGAAAGGACAGCCGCGGCCGCGGCGACTTTGAGATCAAACCCCTTGGACCGGACAACAAAGTGAAGGACCATGCTGCCGTAACTTCTGTGGAGGCTGCACTGCTCACAGACGGGATCGAGACCAGGCTGAAAAAGACCTACTTTGAAAAGTGGTCCACAAAGCGCGGAAGTGCCACAGAAACCTATGACGGCAACACAAGCGAATATTTTGTGGATGAGGTTCCAGTCAAAAAATATGAATTTGAGCAGCGTGTCGGATCGATCGTGGACGAAGAGCTGTTTCGGGTCCTGACAAATGTATCTTGGTTCTGCGAGGGGCTGGACTGGAAGAGTCGAAGAAAAGCCCTGTTCCAGGTTTGCGAGGTCCCGGACGATAGGCTCATCATGGCGGAGAATCCGCAGTTTTCCAGCCTGCTTGACAGCGCGGGCGCACTGAGCTTAGATGACTACAAAAAGAAGCTAACTGCCCAGCGCAAGGCTCTCAATGGAGCCCGGAATACAGTCCCGGCCCGGCTTGACGAACAGCGGAGGATCATAGACTCCCTTTCGACCATGGATTTTGAGGAAGTCCGAGAGCAGAGGTCGGCGAAGTCTGCGCAGATGGATCAGCTTACGGGAGAACTGCTTAAGCTGGACCACGGGGCGCTCCTGGACAGCAAACGAAATGATCTAATCAGGCTTCAGAACGAGCTTTCCGCCCTCGTGAACGAGAACAATGCTTACAGACAGAGCCAGACCTTTCCGGCAGAGGACAAGCGCCCTCAGATGCAGAAGGACCTGGATCGGGTACAGAGAGAAATGGTCCGATGGTCTCAGCTGGCCTCCAATGAAAAAGAGCTGATCCAGAGCCTGAACGAGCGGATTGAGAAATGCCGGGAGCGCTGGAAAGAAGAAAATGAGAAGCAATTTGATGGAGCGCAATGCCCTACGTGTGGGCAGGATCTGCCCCAAGCGCAAATGGAGGCAGCCCGCGGGAAATTTCTCCAGGAGCGTGAGCGCCGAAAAAAAGAGGCGGTGGAGCAGGCAGATCTTCTAAAGCGAGATTTAGGGGCGGCAGAGGCGCGCCGGGAGCGTTACATCCAGGATGCGGTAGACGCAGAGTGCGAAGCATCCCGTATCTCAGATGAACTGTCTGCTTATGTCCCAGCCGCAGCGCCCACGATTGAAGATATGCCGGGTTACTCTGACAAACTCGGAGAGCTTCAAGGCGCGATCCTCGCCGCAAAAGCAGAGATCCAGGATATATCAAGCGAGACGTCTGCGATCCGGGAGGAGATCGGAAGAAAGATCCAGGCTCTGCGGGTCGAGGTAGACCAGCTTGATAGGGAGCTCGGCAAGGCCGGGACTCTGGAGTTTGCCAAGGCCAGAGAGACAGCCCTCCGTCAGGAGGCTCAGAGAGCCGCTGAGGAGATGGAGGCGATAGACAGGCGGCTGTTTCTCTGCGAGGAGTTTGCTCGCTTTAAGGTCCAATTTATTGAGAGCGGGATCAATCAAAAATTTGGACTGGCCCGGTTTCGCCTTTTCCGTGAACAGGTCAACGGCGGGCTGGATGATTGCTGCGAGGTCATGTACGATGGCGTCCCATACAGCTCCCTGAATAACGGGATGAGGATCAACATTGGGGTCGATGTCATCCGCACGATCTCTGAACACTATGGGATCAGAGTCCCCCTTGTGGTTGATAATGCTGAGAGTGTAACAAGGCTTCTGGATGCTGGGACACAGGTGATCCGGCTTGTGGTCAGCGAGTCAGATCAGGAATTGAGGTGCGAATATGGCGCTTAAGGTCAAAGATAGAGCAAAGCCAAAACTGCCCCCGGTAGAGCCCGGCGTTTATCTCGCAGTCTGTGTGGGGGTCATCGACTTAGGAGAGCAGTATAGCGAGAAGTTCAAAAATTACCGAAATGAAGTCCAGTTTGTCTGGGAATTGGCCGGAGAAACAGTAGAGGTGGATGGAGAGCAAAAGCCGCGGCAGCTCTCCAGGACCTTCAGTGTTGCGGCCAGCAAAAAGAGCAACCTTCGAGGATTCCTCGGCGGATGGAACGGCGTGCAGTACAGTGATGAACAGTTCCAGGATCTTGATTTGTTCGGACAGGCCGGGAGGCCCTGCCAACTCAATGTTGTCCTCAATGATACAGGAGAATACGCAAACGTGGACAGCGTGATCCCCCTCCCCAAAGGCATGCCGGCCCCGCAGGCAGTCTCTCCCACGATACTCTGGAATATGGATGAGTGGTCGGATGAGAAATTTTCTGCCCTCCCGGATTGGGTCCAGGAAAAAATCAAAAAGTCTACTCAATATCAGAAAGACCACACCCCAACGGACTCGGTCGATTTTCCTGTGGAGACATCAGGGCCCCAGAGGGACGGGGGGTGCCCGATTTGAGGTTTATCCCCCTGGCAAGCTCCAGTCACGGGAACGCATACCTCCTGGATGATGGAAAGACGTGCCTCCTGATCGAGTGCGGGGTGAGTTACAAAAAGCTTCAACGCCTGACCGGCTTTGGAGTCTCCGGCATCATTGGATGCTTGATCTCACACGAACATCACGATCACGCCGGATGCTACGAACAGCTCATCAAAAGTGGCATTCCTGTCTATGCCAGCCGAGGGACAGCGGAGGCCCTTGAGTGTGACTTGTTCGAGATACTGGAAGACAGAGAGCGCGTAACGATAGGGAGCCTTGAAGTCCTCCCCTTCCCGACCTTTCACGACGCAGCAGAGCCGATGGGTTTCTTGGTTCGCAGCCAAAGTGACGGAGAAAAACTGGTATTTGCCACAGATACTGTAAATCTTGGCTATCAGTTCCCGGAGGTCAACATAGCGGCGATCGAGTGCAACTACGATGAGAACATCCTATCCAGGGCGGAACGGATGCCGGAAAAGGTGCGTCACCGGATCACAAACAGCCACATGTCCGTGGTCCGGGCATGCCTCTGGCTGGAGCGTCTGGACAAAAGCCGATTGAAGGAAGTTTATCTAATGCATCTCTCTGATGCATGTTCCGATGAGCGCAATTTTCATCGGATGGCACAATGTGCGGTGGGCAGCTCCGTCAGAGTAATGATCTGCCCAAAAGAAAAGAAGTGACTGGCGGGGGGGGCTGGATGGCTCTGGTCCCTCCCATAGAAAGCGGGTGATAGGATGGCGGGACGCCCGAAGGAGGGCATCGAGTTCTCAGGATGGGCGGCGGACGTATTTGAAGACCCAAAGATAGACAAACTGATCGACGGCCAGGGTGCGGCTGGATTTACGATCTACTTCTATCTTTGCCAAAGGGCTTTCGGGCTCCACGGATACTTTTTGCCATGGACCTGCGATGATGCCGCGAGCACCGCGAGAAGGATAGGCGGCGGAGTTGGGTCAAAGACAGTACAGGATACTGTTGGGCTGTGCTTGCGTATTGGCTTGTTTGACCGCATGCTGTACGAGGGGCACGGAATACTTACGAGCAGGGGTATTCAGCGGAGCTTTGTCCCGGCGCTGAGGCGTCGGAGGGTAAAGTCTGTCATAGCCGATTATTGGCTTTTGGATGCCGACGAGAGCGCCGGTCTGGTTTTCATACCCAAAAATGAGCGGTGACCGCCATTTGTCGCTTGCAAATGCCCATTTGCGTGCTGCAAATGACACATAGGATAGGATAGGTATAGGAATAGGATAGGTAGCACTCTAAAACCTATAGTCCCTACTTCTAACGGGGGGCGTTCTACCGGAAATCTATCGATAGAAGAAGAGAGATCGCCTCAAGAACTGCCCGCCCCCACCCATTTAGGAGAAAAAACTGATGGAATACAACGATGTTGAAAAGTTGTTCAGTCTACTGGAGCATCTTTACCAAGGGAAGAAAAAGTCAAGAGATAAAGTGACGGTCGCCATCTGGCATGAAGTGTTTAAGCCGTGGAGTTATGAGCAGGTCAGGGATGCAGTGATCAGGAGGTCCAGGGAAAAGAAGTTCATGCCGGACCAATCAGAAATCGCTGAATATCTCCCAAGGGCCGATGGAGGGTCTAAAATGGGGAGGCCCCGGCCGCCGAGCGAATGGGAGAGAAGGTGCCTGGAACAGTCGATCAGGTGGCAGGAACAGTGGCACGAGGACCTGCAAAGGCGCGGCCTTCCAACGATGCGAGAGGCATTGGAGCGCGGAATGTCCCTTCCGGAATGGAGGGCAACGTTGATAGAAGCTGGAGTGTGGAAATAGAAGATGAGAGCAGATACAAACGAATTGATCTCGCTGGAAGATACGGTTCTAAGCGAGGGTCTAGAAGCACTTAAAGAGCGCCGCCGTCTAAGAACGATCACTGCTGAGCAGGAAATGGCAAAGAGAGGAGCCATGATCTATGAGTACGACCGGAGAAAAAGAATGGCGGAGGGCACCGAAAGGCTGGCAAGGTGGTACGCAGATCTCCGCAAAAATATCGAAGCCGCCCAAAACCGCTACCGGAAAGAGCGGACCCTTGAGGCAGCTGACATGCTATCGGATGTTCTGGATGGGATGGTAAGACATGAATGAAAATCCATGTTGGACCTGTCAGAAAGCATGCGGAGGGTGCTCCTGGAGCCGCAGCTTCTCCCCTGTTCCGGGCTGGAAAGCCAACAAAACGAAAAAACGAGGACAGGGCGGCACAAAGGGCGGCTACCTGGAGAGCTACTACATAAGGTCGCGTCCGGAGTATGATCCAGAGCCAAAGCGTGATATCCCGGAAGAGAGAGGCGGTCAAAGGCTCAAATATGACATCGACAAGGTTATGCTGTTGACCAGGGCCGGAATGACAGAGGCGGATATCTGCCGGAGGATGGGCGGTATGCCGATTGACACACTGAGGAGATATAAGGCCATATTGAGGAGAAAGGGAAAGTTATGCTAGAATTAGAGCAAAGGGCCCTCCTGGGCGACCACGAGGCGGCGAAGCTGACCCACCTCTCCTTGTTCTCCGGCATCGGTGGGCTTGACCTGGCGGCGGAAATGGCCGGGTTCCGAACGGTGGGGCAGTGCGAATGGGCGGACTACCCGACAAAGGTACTGGAAAAGCACTGGCCGGACGTGCCGCGCTGGCGGGATATTCGTACATTGACAGGAGAAAGTTTCCATGAAAAGACAGGATTGCGAACAGTTGACATTATTTCCGGCGGGTTCCCCTGCCAGCCGTTTTCCGTCGCCGGGAAGCGAAGAGGCAAGGAGGATGACCGTTATCTCTGGCCTGAAATGCTTAGAGTTATATCAGAACTCCGGCCCGCTTGGGTCGTTGGTGAGAATGTTGCTGGGATCGTCAATATGGCGCTCGACCAGGTGTACGCTGACCTGGAAAACGAAGGTTACGCCGTGCAAGCGTTTATTATTCCGGCTTGTGCCGTTGACGCGCCGCACCGGAGGGACAGAGTATGTATCGTGGGCTGGAAACGATCAGCGTGCAATTTATTTTATTCCAACTCCGAGAGCGCAGAACATAAAAACATCGGAAAAAGCGAAAAGGGAAAGCAAGAGCAGTCCAGGGTTGGCGGATTATATACAGATGTTTCCGACTCCGAAAGCATCAGACTACAAAGGGAGTGGTCCGGCTGGGACCAAATCGGCGGTACACGACCTGAAAAAGCACAACCTGAAAGGCGTTGTAATGTTTTATCCGACACCGACAACGGGTGCCGGACTTTGCGGAGGGACGGGGAACTTCCAGCAGTTGAAGAATCTGGAGGCGCGTGGGCAAATCACGGAGGAGGAGCGCCGGAGCATGGCGGCGGGGAACGGCGGGCAGCTCAACCCGGACTGGGTGGAGTGGATGATGGGCTTTCCGCTTGGATGGACAGAGGAATGAGCGCCCCTGGGTATTGGATGCCGGAGCCGGACGGCGTTCCTCGTATCACGCAAAAGCGAGAGCATCGGTCTGACCGGTTGAAATGCCTCGGAAACGCCGTAGTCCCACAGCAGTTTTATCCGATCTTCCAGGCCATAGCGGACATAGAGAGGGGGATTGTACATGGATGACATCAAATTAGCTTTGCTCGGCAACAAAGAGGTAGCCCAGCGGCTGACGGATGCGGGGGTGCTGATGCCGTGTCCGTTCTGCGGAAATGATGCGGTTGTACATGAGGTTGAGGCTCAGCCAAGATATGCTGAAACTAAAAAAGAGGTTCCGAAAGGAGCAAGAATCATTCGATGCATTAGTTATCCAAGTGGGAAAGAGTATTTTGAGTATCGGAAAAAAGAATATATCCCACAATGCGTTGATAGTTCTTGCTGCGGCAGGGCTGTAAAAAGGTTCAATACTCAGGTTGAGGCAATTTCAGCCTGGAACACCCGCGCACCGATTCTGAGCGCGGAGGAGATGGAGATGGACCGGAACAATAAAACTATTCAGTTAGCAAAGAAAGCTGCTGATGCATGGAGGAGCACTGACACATATCATCAAGCGGCTCAAATCATTGATATGCTGATCTCTGCATTGGAGGGAGATCCCACCCTCACCCCGCCGAACGAGCCGCTAAGGTGTACAGGATGCATGTACCTTGATGAAGACTTTGTCCCATGTGTGCATTGTGTCAGAGCGGCAGGATATGCAGACTATTACCGCCGCCCGCCGGAGGGAGAGGAGGAACCCTGATGTCAAAAGAAAGAACTGATCCAAGCGGTGATGCCAGAAATCCTCTCAATCAACAGGCCAATAATCGCACCAAGAAAAACCAGAAGCACTTGAAATATGCGCTCTCGCTTATTTTCGGAGTCGTTCTTGGACTCTTGCTTGGCGCGATACTCGAACTCCGCTAAAGCATCTTCGCCACGTGGAGTGAGACGCCAGGATGTGGGATTGATGGATAAATCGTCTGGGGAACCTTCCGTACGATAACTGTTTGGCTCGATATATTTTTGTTCCCGAAAATATCTCATACGACTATCCATTTTCCCGCTGACTGGTCCGGAGCGAAATTTAAGAAGCGCATTGTAGTTTTCATCTGACAGCATATATATCACCTCACGCCGATTATACCACAAGGAGGAAAAAATGGACATTGAAAAGCTGATCGTCAGCCTTAGATCCCCATCATGGCAGGATCTTGAGGACCCGGACGCACCCCTTTTAGAAGATGCCGCCACCGCCCTCTCCACACTCCAGGCCGAAAACGAGAAGTTGCGGGACGAAGTAGAGCGGCAAAGGAGGAGCGCAGACAATAGGCAACACCTCTATGAAAATGCAGAACGGGCATACATGAAAGTTCTGATCGAGCTGGAGCAGGTGAATCGGGAGAATGAGACCCTAAAACATGCATTACAAAATTGGCACGAGGAGGTCTGACATGGAACGCGCAACACAGAAAGATGAACGCGGCTATTATCTTGTTGGGGATGGCATTTACAGTGATGAGGGAACTCCAGAGAAATTCCGGGGTGACGATGTTGACCGCCTCGCCGCCTACGAGGACACGGGCCTGGAGCCGGAGGAAATCACCGCTATCATCGGCCTCGCATCCGAGAATTGCGCAAAGACAGCGGACAAGATAGACCAACTCCTATCTGATGACAAGGAACTGGGGGAATATCGTGCCCTCGGCCCCATTGACCGCCTCCGTGAACTCAAGCAGGCCGATGACGAGGGGCGGTGCGTGGTGCTGCCATTCAAACCTCCGAGATGGGTTTATGTGTGCAGTACACGCTTCCCAAAACCGGCACAAGCCCATTATGCAAGCGCCATCAATGTTTTGCAGGATATGGACAAAGGGTGTGTATTTGGAGATACCCAAGAAGAAGCAGCGGCCGCACTACGGAGGGAGCAGGATGGATAATTATTTCAGTTCAAAAGACATTCTCGACAAGGCCATTGGAACTGATGCCTATTTCCAAATCAAATCTATTCTTTTTAGCCTGAAAGCCGCCGACGTTGCGGAGGTCAGGCACGGGAGATGGATTTTTGAACCTGGAAAAATCCCGTATTGTTCGGAGTGCAAAGAGTACAGCGACGATGGAGACAAGGGCGCTACTTTCTGCCCGTGGTGCGGCGCTCGCATGGACAAGGAGGACGAGCAGTGAAAATACATATTCCAGCTTTCCAGGCAATGGCTAGGTGCAACGAGCACATGAATCACGGACCGATTGACATTGACCTGGGGCCTGATGTGGTGCCTGTGGTCAGATGCCGGGAGTGCAAGCATTATCATTCCGATACAGGCTGGTGCGATCAACTATCATATTTTCAGACCTCGGACGGGGAACCTTGTTCTCCGGCTGAGAGTATGGACTGGAAGATGTTCCAGGAAAACGACTATTGTTCTATGGGCCAGCGGAAGAAGGCCGAGCATGACTAAGTGTTGCGCCACCTGCGCATGGTACGAGGACTTCCAGGGCGTGTGCTGTAATGGTGATTCCCCGCACCGCGCCGACTTCACAGACCCGGATCAGCGGTGCAGGGAGTGGGAAAGGAAGGAGGCAGTCAGGGTATTGTGGGGTGGTGTGGACAAGCTTGAGAAATGCAATCTACATATCAAAGCTGTGGATGGAACTCATCTGGTCGCCACAATGAGTGCTGATATGTTCCCCTCCCTCCGCCCCAGTGAATCCGTCACCCTTGACGAGATCATCGGAGGTGCAGAATGACTTTTCAAGAGTGTTGCGCTGTATGTCTTGACAATCAAGAATTTTTGACCCAGTTCAACCGGCTGACCGGGAACCACATTGGAGAGGAAAGAACCGGAATAGAGATCGCGGTTGACAAAGCCTGCGGATATGACCCAAACAGAGATGGGATGGAGGACTTCTGCAAATTTGTGTTTGAGTTTATATGGCTGCCATTGTGTAAACACAGCGGAGGTGCAGAATGAGTAAGCACTGGATAGATAATGGGGATTCATGGATTTGTCCAATTTGCGGGGATGAAGAAGAAAATCCCAATAAACTTCCTAATTTTGAATGTCCAGTTTGTGGATTTCAGGACCCAAAAGATGCAAACAAGGACCAGCAAGCCAAAGCCGACGCGGGAAAGCCACGTCCTACGCTCACTCCCGTCAGCCTGATCGACGCTGTGACAGCGGTCCGCATGTACGGAAACGAAAAGTACCATGATCCTGAGAATTGGCGGCAGGTGGAGCCGCAGCGTTACAGGGACGCACTCTACCGGCACTGGCTGGCCTATCTCAAGGGTGAGAAGTGCGATCAGGAAAGCGGCCTGCCTCATCTATGGAATTTGGCTACAAATGCGGCGTTTCTGATTGAGATGGAGGGCTCCATCCACGACGGGGAGGGCGACGACGATGATTAAAATGCTCCTTTTCCTGGGAATCATCCTGTCTATTGTCAAAGCAAATGGATGGTTTATAGTACCGATGCCTGTTTTGGTTTTCTGCTGGGTGATGAGTTTTGTTTGTTGGCTCATTTATTCGTATGCTCTTGGTGTAGGCGAAGGAGCCGCAAAAGAGATGAAGAAGAAAATTCGAGACGGGGAGGGCGGACAGTGAAACCATGCTATGGGAAGTGTGACCGCTGCGTCTGGAGGTATAATGGCGGATGCTCTGAATGGAATGGACACGGGGAGGGAGGACAATGAAAGAGTACAAGCTCCAAGTCCCTGATGATACGGTTGGCATATCAATCACGACTTTTCGACAGACGAAAAATAAGAAGCTGTTTTCCAGAAGCTTTAATGTCGAAGCTGCTTTAGAGACCTACATCCTTGACTTAATGGATGAGGAGGGATAGCCCTTGAACGTATTTCGTGGGGACAGGCTCCAGAAGTTAAGGGAAAAAGAAGGGACTCAGCCGTGCGTCCTTGCAGAACTATGTGGTATTAGTAAAAACTCAATTTTGAGATACGAGCGTGATGGAGTAATCCCTGAAATACCATCTGTAGTAAAAATAGCAGACCATTTCAACGTATCTGTGGATTACCTGCTTGGGAGAACGGACGACCCAAAAGCAATGTAACTTTTCATTATTTCATAGAAAAAGTTGTTGTGATTCCCTATAGAGGGAATCGAGAAACGTGCTATATGCGACAATGGGAGCATGGGGGCATACCCTGTGCTCCCGATCTCTTTCTTCTTCCTGCACCCGGCAGTCGGCCTCCTGCTGCCGGGAATATATGCCTCTCCTCGCCGCATGAGGCGGGCGGTGGCACCATTGAGCGGTGGCGGAATAGGTAGACGCTGACTGGTAGGGGGACACACTCGGTGGAAGTCCGGGGGGCCTGGTGGTTAGGTAAACACGCCCTATGGAACCACGCTGTGAGGTGCAAATCCTCACCCGCTCAAACAGGCCCGCGGAAAGCCTGACCAAACCCGCAGCATACCCCGAAAGGGGTATATATGCCGTGCCGCAGTCGCATGAGACGGGGGCGGGATAGGAGATCTAGGAAATGGATTATAAATCAAAACGATGGAAGCGATTAAGAGAGAAGATATTGCGAAGAGACCAATATCTATGTAGAGAGAGCAAGAGATATGGGCGGATGGTAGAGGCAACAACAGCACACCATGTTTGGCCGGTGGAGCAGTACCCGGAATACCAATGGTGCGAATGGAATCTGATTGCCCTATCAAATGAAGAGCACAACGCAATGCACGACAGAGACACGGGAGAACTGACAGAGAAAGGGGAATGTTGGAGGCGGAAGATCACCCCCCCCCGGGGTAAATCCACCCCTAAGGGACCGGTGAGGGGAACTCTTTCCAACTCTGAGACCATTTTTTGAGAAAGGGGTGTAAGAATGACAGCAGTCCAATGGAAACGTCTTGTAAAAAAGCAGCTGACCGCACTTGGAAACGAAGAAAAAGCATATGACTCTGTCATCTCCACCCTGGCGGACATCCTTGAACAACGGGACGCTGTATATAAACAGTACAGGGACGAGGGTTGTCAACCTGTCCGGGAATACACCAACAAGGGTGGCGCGACCAACATCACCAAAAACCCTCTTTTAGTGCTCTGGGACGATCTGAATAAATCCGCTTTGGCGTACTGGCGGGAGCTTGGTATGACACCCAGCAGCTACAAGAAAATGACAGGAGACGGGCCGAAGAAGGAAAGGCCCAGAGGGCTGGAGCAAGCTCTTGCCAAAATCGAAGCCTAAGAACTGGGACGCTGTCCTGGAGTACGCCACATCGATACGGGACGGGAGGAAAATCGCCTGTGAAGAGCTGAAGCAGGCGGTTGACAGATTCTTTCGGGATCTGGATAACCCAGACTATGAGCTAAATCACAAAGACCCAGAGTTTTGCATCCAGGTCATTGAAAAGACTATCTGTCACCAACAGGGAGAAAAGCTGGATGGAACGCCGTTGCGGGGAACTCCATTCTTCTTGGAGCCGTTTCACAAGTTTATTATTTATAACCTGGTTGGCTTCAGGCTTAAAGGCACCAATATTTTACGATTCCACGAAGCACTCATTTACATTCCCAGAAAAAACATAAAGACATCGTTTGCCGCCGCACTGTCCTGGGCCTTATCCCTTCTGTTCCGAAGGTCTGGGTCTAAGATGTATATCGCATCCGCAGCCCTGATGCAGTCGTTAGAATCATTCAATTTTTTGAATTATAACGTGAAGCGGATGGGAGAAGATTCCCGGGATGGAGGGTCTGTACGGGTCATAGACAACAATAACGAGCACAGCCTGTCCGCTACATTGGGAGACGGTTCATTCTATATTCGGGCGCTGGCCGCTAACCCAGACAGCCAGGACTCCCTAAACTGCAACATTGCTATCTGCGATGAGATCCATGCGTTTAAGCAGCCGAAGCAGTACAACCTCTTCAAGGAGGCCATGAAGGCATATACCAACAAGCTCCTGATTGGAATTTCAACTGCCGGAGATAACGAACAGGCGTTTCTTGGGCAACGATTGAAATATTGCAGGAAAATCCTGAACGGAACAGTAAAGGACGAACAGTATTTCATTTTCATGTGCTGCGCCCCGGAGGGGGTAAAGGACGGGAGCGTAGATTATACAGACCCTAAGATCCACGAGATGGCAAATCCGGCTTATGGGGTGAGTATCCGGCCTGATGAGATTTTGAATGATTCGTTACAGGCCCAGAATGACCCACAACAGAGAAAAGACTTTTTCGCAAAGTCGCTGAACGTCTACACAAATGCATTGGCCGCCTATTTTGATATCGATGAATTTCGCAAGAGTGACCGGCAGTACAGTTGGACGATGGAAGACTTGGCGAAACTACCTATCACATGGTATGGGGGAGCCGACCTGTCAAAGCTTTACGATCTGACCGCGGCAGCACTCTATGGGACGCTGAAAGGATACCGGAGAAAAGATAACAAGACAGTTGACGTAGATATTATCATCCCTCATGCGTGGTTCCCGGTGGTTGCAGCTCACAAAAAAGCGGACGAGGATGGGATACCACTTTTCGGATGGAAAGATGATGGCTGGCTGGATCTGTGCAACAGCCCAACAGTCAATCATGCCGATGTGATCAATTGGTTTATCGCCATGCGAAAAAAGGGGTTCAAAATCAAGCAGGTCGGACACGACCGAAAATTCTGCCGTGAGTATTTCCTGGGGATGAAGCAGGCAGGATTTAAAATTTTGGATCAGCCCCAATACTTCTACAAAAAATCCGAGGGCTTCCGGTACATTGAAGATCGGGCAAAAAATGGAGAACTTTATTATCTCCATTCGGAAGCATACGAATACTGCGTACAGAACGTTAGGGCGGTTGAAAAGACAGATGATATGATCCAGTACGATAAGGTACAACCAGAGCAAAGAATCGATATATTTGATGCCTCCGTGTTTGCCTGTATTCGGAAGTTGGAAGACATGGAGCGCAGAGACAGAGCGAAACACTGGTTCGAGGAGGAATAACTGTTGAGTAGAAAAAAACGAAGCAGCCACACAACGGAACGCGGACACCCCAATTCAGCGGTTAGCTTCCTGCTCTCGAATGACGCATACGACATGTTGTGCGTTTCGGGATATACCAGGTTGGCCGATAGTCCAGAAATACAGATGGCAGCCGGGTGCATTGCTGACTTGATGGGCTCTATGACCATCCATCTTATGCAGAACACGGAAGACGGGGATGTACGGATAAAAAATGGCCTGTCCCGTAAGCTGGATATCAACCCGAGCGGAAACCTTACCAGATCCGCCTTTATCTCGACAGTAGTCCGGACACTCCTTATAGATGGAGATGGGAACTGTGTGGTTTATCCCAGATTTTCAAAGAGCGGGGATTTGATCGAGGATTTGGAGATTCTGCCTCCCTCCATGATCTCGTTTATCCCAGATGGGAGAAGCTACTACATACGATACGGAGATCAAACTTTTAGGCCCGATGAAGTATTGCATTTCGCAATCAATCAAGACCCGGAGACTCCGTGGCTAGGCCATGGATACCGCGTAACGCTCAAAGACGTTGCCCATAACCTAAAGCAAGCGGCGGCAACCAAAAGAGGATTTATGGAGTCCAAATGGAAACCGTCTATTGTTGTAAAGGTCGATGGTCTGACGGATGAGTTTTCAAACAAAGAAGGACGAAAAAAGCTGCTCGACAGTTACCTGGAGACCTCTGAAGCCGGCGAGCCCTGGATGATCCCGGCGGAAATGTTTGACGTAAAGGAGATCAAGCCACTTACACTGAATGACCTAGCGATCAACGACTCAGTCACAATAGACAAGAGGACTGTAGCTGGGATTATTGGAGTCCCCCCATTTGTGGTTGGAGTCGGAAGCTACAACAGGGACGAATGGAATAACTTTGTTGACAGCAAGCTTATGCCTCTATCAAAAAGGATAGAGCAGGAACTGACCCTCAAGCTCCTGTATTCCCCTGATCTTTATTTTCGATTCAATTCCCGGACGCTCCATGCCTACGACATGAAAGACATGGCGAGTATCGGGCAGGAACTGTATGTGAGGGGAATCATGACGGGGAATGAGGTCAGAGATTGGATTGGTATGACTCCGATGCCTGGACTGAACGAGCCGGTCATCTTGGAAAACTACATCCCGCGAGGGATGATCGCGGATCAAGCTAAGCTGAATGGAGGTGAAAACAGTGAATAGAGAAGATATGCAGACGAGGAGTATATCAGGTGCGTTCAAGACCCGCACGGAGGAGGGCGGAGATCTTTATATCGAGGGATATTTCTCCGTTTTTGACAGCAATTATGATTTATGGCCTGGGGCATCTGAGAGTGTGGCGCGCGGGGCGTTTTCTGAGACTCTAGATGGGGATGTCAGGGCCCTTGTAGACCACGAGACGCGGCTTGTGCTAGGAAGGACCACGGCTAATACGCTGGAGCTGCGCGAGGATAACCATGGACTATGGGGCCGCATTAAAATCAACAGAGATGACAGCGATGCAATGAACCTGTACGCTCGTGTGCAAAGGGGAGATATTACTCAGTGCTCGATTGGGTTCTCTATCCTTGATGAGGAAACAGAGAATCGAGAAGACGGAAGTGTCCACTGGACCATCCGAAAAGTAAAACTGTATGAAGTGAGCGTCTGCACTTTCCCGGCCTATGAAGATACCGGAGTGGTGGCGAGAAAGCGAGACTATGAGGATATCCAGAAGAGAAAGACTGAGGCATGGAGAAACGCATTGCTCAAAAGACTGAACCCATGCCAAAGTCAACCGAATGAAACGGGAGGGAAATAACATGGCATTAAAAGCATTGGTCCTGAAGAAGAGACTCAACGAAAAGAAAGAACAACTGGAGGAGCTTAGAAGGGCGGCTGAACAGCTCCAAACCAGGGAAGCCGAACTGGAACAGTCTATCAATGAGGCCGAAACGGACGAGGAAAAGGCCGCGGTCGAGGAGGCGGTGGAACAGTTCGAGCAGGAAAAGGCCGAAAATGAAGCGGCCGCCGGAAAGCTGGAGGGCGAGATCAAAGGAATTGAAACCGAGATCGAGGAGCTGGCAAGAAACGCACCTAAGCCCCAAAATCCAGAAAAACGAGAGGAGAATTTTGATATGGAAACCAGAACCTTTTTTGGCCTGGATGCACAGCGGCGCGATGCTTTCTTGGCCCGGCAGGATGTAAAGGACTTTCTGACAAGAGTGCGTGAGCTTGGGAAGCAGAACCGCTCTATTACCGGAGCGGAGCTGACCATCCCGGACGTTATGCTTGGCCTGATCCGCGAGAATATCAGCAAATACTCCAAGATGATCTCTCGCGTTAATCTGCGGAGCGTGCCCGGAACGGCTCGGCAGAACATCATGGGCACAGTCCCCGAAGCCGTCTGGACCGAGATGTGCGCCAAGCTGAACGAGCTGGAGCTTTCCTTCAACCAGATTGAGGTGGACGGCTACAAGGTCGGCGGCTTTATCGCAATTTGCAATGCGACCCTGGAGGACTCCGACCTCTCTCTGGCGAGTGAGATCATGGAGGCGCTTGGTCAGGCAATCGGCTATGCGCTGGACAAAGCTATCCTTTACGGGACGGGAAAGAAGATGCCGATCGGCGTAGTGACCCGGCTGGCTCAGGCCACAGAGCCTGACGACTGGGGTGCAAATGCGCCGACATGGAAAGATGTCCACACCAGCAATATCGTCAAGCTGACTGCGGCCACTGGCGCGGATCTTTATAAGTCCATCATCTTGACCGCGGGTGTCGCCCGGTCTACTTATGCCAGAGGCAGCTTGACTTGGGTCATGAACGAGACCACAAAGGCAAAGCTTACTGCGGAGGCTCTGGTCATCAATGCGGCGGGTGCTATCGTCTCCGGTCAAGGGAATACCATGCCGGTCCTGGGTGGTGACATTGTCACCTTGGACTTTGTCCCTGATAACGATGTGATCTTCGGCTATTTTGACCTGTATCTCCTGGCCCAGCGCGCCGGAACCACCCTGGCTCAGAGTGAGCATGTGCGTTTTATCGAGGACCAGACTGTGTTTAAGGGTACGGCCCGCTATGATGGTATGCCCGTGTTTGGTGAGGCTTTTGGCGTCCTGAATATCAATAACACCGCCCCTACCACAAGTGTGACCTTCCCGCCTGACAGCGCAAACCCTTAACAGCGTCCCTGGCTACGCTGGGGCTTGGGACGCTGACTCTGACGCCGACCTTTGATCCCGGTGTGACAGAGTATAGCACCAGCACCACAAATCAGAGCAATACGGTCACCGCGACTGGGGCGAATGGCTCCACCGTCTCCATTACGGTCAATGGAGCGCCGCACAAAAATGGGGCATCAGCTACTTGGGAAGAGGGACCTAACACTGTCAAAGTGACAGCGAAAAACAACACCGGAGAAAAGGTCTACACTGTAACTGTGACAAAGACGGGGGCTTGATATGGGCTGCGCATTTTATGAGGCCCAGGCGCTGGAAATCCTAAAAATAGATCTTCAGCGTCTGGGCCCGCTGCCCGGCGACAGCACATATCTCCTGTCCCTCCTCAGGGCGGCAAAATCAAATCTGGACAGACAAGGCGTTTCGGAGAGCGGCGACGAAGACTATTTACAGCTTGTGGTAGGGACCGCTGCCTGGATGTACCGGAAGCGGATCAACGGGGAGTCTGAGCCCATCTACCTGAAAAGGATGCGTCACGATCTGCTCATATCTCAGAAAATGAGGGGTGAGGAAAATGCTCCATGACTCCGGGATCGTGACTATCTACAAGGTCTCTGTGGATGAGAATGGCCCGCCGCCAAAAGTGGAAAAGCTCGTGAAGAGATCTACTCATTATTTTGGAGAAATGACAGTCGGAATCCAGAGGTATTATGAAGCGGCAAAGGTGGGCCAGCAAATCGACCTCCTTATCGAGATATGGAGAGACCCAAACATCAAAACTCGGGATATTGCCCAAATAGAAGACCGGTTTTATTTCATTCGGCAAATCACCCCTACAAAAGATGAAGATGGGATTCTGGTCACGCGGCTCTCGCTGGAGGAGGATGACTCCGGGACTTGGAGTGAAAAGCTATGAGTATAAAACCAGATCAACTCGTTTCTGTTGTGATGGGCACTCTTTCGGATTATGAGGATGAGATCTCCGAGGGGGTCAAAAAGGACATCGAAAAGGCCGGGAAGGAAGCCCTGAAAGAAGTAAAAGCAAGGTCTCCTCAGAAGACTGGGCGGTACAAGAAGGGCTGGAGGATGGGGAAGAGAAGAAATGGAACATCCTCAAAAAGCAGCGGGGTCGTGATTTACAATAAAACGGATTACCAGCTGACACATCTCCTTGAGTACGGCCATCAGAAAGCGAACGGAGGAAGGGCAGAAGGGAAACCACACATCAGGCCAGCCGAAAAAGCGGCTGAAAAGATGTTAGTCAGGGATATCACAAACACGATAAGGGGGGCCTCGGTCTGATGAATTATCAAGAACTGGATGAAATTCTGAAAGAGACTGGGGTCCCCTTTACATTCCACCACTGGGAGAATCCTGGTCCACCGCCCTACGGGGTATATCTTGATGATTACACAGAAAACTTTGCTGCGGATAACATCTCCTATTTTGAGATATCTCACTGCAATGTGGAGATCTACACAAGGCAAAGGGACCCTGAAATTGAGAAGAAAATCGAAAAAGTGCTGAATCAGCACGATATCTACTGGGATAGAATGTGCTCCTATATCGAGAGCGAAAGCCTGTATCAGACAACATACGAAATTGAGGTGTAATTATGGCATCCAACAAGGTTAAATTTGGACTGAAAAATGTCCACTATGCGCTCCTGACTGACGATGATGGGACCATCACATACGAAACACCGGTCCCCATTCCCGGAGCGGTGAGCATGTCTCTCGCCCCCCAGGGTGAAACAAATACATTCTATGCGGACAATATCGCCTATTATGTATCGACAGCCAATAACGGGTATCAGGGGGACTTGGAGATTGCGGTGATTCCCGACTCTTTCCGCAAGGACGTGTTGGGAGAAACAGAGGATGAAACCTCCAAAGTCCTGATTGAGAACGCAAGCGCGGAGGCAAAGCCCTTTGCTCTGCTCTATCAGTTTGAAGGGGACCAGAAAGCCAGTCTGCGGGTACTGTACAACTGCTCTGCCGCCCGCCCCAATGAGGATGGGTCCACGATCAGCGAGACAAAGACCCCCAGCACGGAAACGCTGTCCATCACCGCCTCCCCTCTGGCGGATGGAAAAGTCAAGGCAAAGACCACAGACACCACGACCGAAACTGTAATCCAGAATTGGTTCAAGTCTGTCTGGCAGCCTAGTGTCGGGGTGTAACAGTGGAAACTGAAATTCTGATTGACGGAAAAAAGGTCAAGCTTCGAGCGACTGCCGCAGTCCCCAGGCTGTACCGTATCAAATTTAGACGGGATATCATTCAGGATATGAAGGTCGTGCAAAAGGCCCTGGAACGGAAAGACCGAGACGCTGAAAACATTCCCCCGGAGGCTCTGCAACTGTTTGAAGACATGTCCTATATCATGGCAAAACATGCGGGGAAAGATGAAGTCCCGGAGTCACCAGATGAGTGGCTGGATGGCTTTAATACATTCTCGATTTATCAAATCTTTCCTGTGATCCGCTCTTTGTGGGAAGGAAATGTAGAATCTCTGGCAGAAGCTAAAAAAAAACTAGAGCAGTAGACCGGGAAATCACAACCCCGCTTTTGATGCTCAGGGCGGTCCAGCTTGGAATATCTATTCGGGACCTAGACCTTCTCACTATCGGAATGATAAATGATATGTTTGTAGAGGCGGAAAACGACAAGCTGGACCACCCTGTCATTGCAACACAAGAGGATATGGACCGCTTTTAGGAGGCACAAATGGCCAACAATATTCGGGGCATTACAATCGAAATCGGTGGAGATACCACAAAACTTGATAAAGCGCTGTCTGGGACCAACAAAAAGCTAAACGAGACCCAGAAGGACCTAAAAGTGGTCGAAAAGGCATTGAAAATGGACCCGGGCAACACTGAGCTTTTGGAGCAGAAACAGAGATTGCTTGCAAATGCCGTAGAAGCGACCGGTGAAAAATTAAACACACTGAGAGAGGCCGCAAAGAGTGCGGATGAAGCGCTGGCACGCGGTCAGGCATATGAGGCAAAATATGCTCCCCTAAAACAGGAAATAGATGAAGTATCCGCATCCCTTAAAGGTTTGCAGGCAAACCAAGAGCAGATGTCCAGAGATCTTGCGTCCGGGAAGATATCAACTGAGACCTATAACAATTTTCGGAAAACCATTTACGAGACAACGCAAACCCTAAACGGCCTAAAGGAAAAGCAAAAAGAGGTCGAGGCAGAATTTTCAGGCGCAAAGATGAACCAGCGTCAATATGACGCCTTACAGAGAGAATTGGCCGAAACAGCAAAGGAGTTTGAAGATGCTGAGGAGGCTGCCGATAAATTCAATATAACAGCATCAAAAATAAGCTCCAACGCGGGAAGCATTGCAGACGGAGCCAGTAAAATTCAAAATGCAACGAAAGGAATCTCAACGGCAGCGGCCGGAGTGCTGACCGCGGCCGCGGCAACAGTTCCAGCAACAGAAGAATTGAGAACATCCCTGTCTATGCTCGAAAATAATGCCCGTCAAGCTGGAGTCGGGATAGACGCTACAAAAAAGGCTTTTGAAGACCTCTATGTCGTATCTGGTGAAACAGACAGCAGTGTGGAAGCCGTCTCCAACCTCCTCCAGTCTGGATTTACTGAGAGCAATCTTCAAAAAGCTGTGGAAGGGCTTGCAAATGCTGCCACCACATTTCCAGACACAATTAAAATCGAAAGCCTTGCTGACAGCTTGCAGGAAACGATCGCAACAGGGAGCGCGACCGGACAGTTCGCTGAATTACTGGACCGAATGGGGATTGGAGCAGAAAACTTCTCCGCAAGCCTTGCGCTCTGCACAGATGAGACCCAACGGCAACAGCTTGCGCTTTCTGTCCTTGTTGATGGGCCACTGCATGGCGCATATGAAGGATGGAAGCAGAACAACGAGAGCCTTGCCGAGAATAGAGAGTCTTCATTGAGATTCCAGGAGGCAATGGCGGATTTGGCGGAGACAATACTACCAACAATTACTGAGATAGTGGACTTAATGTCGGATTTGCTCGGTTGGTTCAATAGTCTCCCAGACGGGGTTAAGGCGGCAACCGGAGTAATTTTACTTTTCGTAGCGGCGTTAGGGCCAATTGCAGGCATGATTGCAGCAATAGCAACTGTGACATCGGTTGCGGGGGCATCAATGACAGCCTTTCTCCCCATTGTCTTAGCAGTTGTTGCCGCATTAGCTCTATTGGCAATAGCTATTGCGGCAATTACAGGTTCAACCGGAGAAATAACAGAAGTGTTTGATTCAGCTGGACGAGGCAGTGGTTTTGGTGGAAGGTCCCTGACCCTATCAACCGAAGATGTGCCGCACCTTGCCAGCGGTGGTGTAGCTAAGAAGAACAGCCCGTTTTTAGCTGTAGTGGGAGACAATACACAAGAGGACGAGATCATTGCTCCCTATTCCACAGTCAAACGGGCGGCAACACAGGGAATCTTGGAGAGCGGTGTGCTCAACAGCCAGAGGGGGCCGAAGACCGCGGTCATGGCGCTGGATGGCCGGACCTTTGCCAGATTGGAGACTCCCTATATTTTGGAGGAGTTCAACCGGATCGGCGTCAAATTCCAAAAGTAAGGAGGAGCCTATGGCGCAGCTTATGTGGGTGGTCATGGATGGAATGACCTATAAAGTGCGGGTGAAATCGAATGAACCATTTGAAGAGTCGTTCCGGATAGAGGATGGCGAAAATAACATGATCCTGCTCAACGGAGAGGAAAGCCGGGATGTCCTCGGGACCTACTATGACCACACCCTATCCATTGAACCGGACCCCCGGTATCTGTCTGATTATGACAGCTTCTACGAAGCGATAAGCGCACCGGTAGACTACCATACGATCACCATGCCGCACGGTCAGACGGATATGACCTACAAGGCTAAAGTGGTGAGCGGGGCCCACAAGCTGCGGGGCAAGTTCGATGGAAAGAGATACTATTA